TAACGAGCGACAAGCTGTTCAAGAAAGAAGATAACCTCTTCAAGCGCCGCGCCAAGAAAAAGACGTGGGGCGAGTCGGGCAAAGAGGTTGCTCAATATAGTTTAGACGGCACTAAGTACGGCCCTGACTTTGAGCTAACATCAGAGAGCAAGGTGCACGTTAACTTGTGGATTGATGGCTGGTCATATGGCTCCAACGCAGGCGTGCGCACAATAATTGACAGTGTCATGGTTGTAGATCTAGCGGAGCGCAAAGCAGCTGCAGAGCCTGCAGAGCATCCTTTCAAAGACTTAATGCAAACCAATGGCAGCCCAGCAGTGGCGCACCCGTTTGCGCAACAGCTAGGTCTTAATGAAAGCCCTGCCCCAGCAACAAGACCGTCAGAGCAGTTCGACGACGAGATTCCATTTTAAAAAAAAGGACAGACTTATGGTGAAAATAGAAAAAAACATTCCCATCCCACCAAGAAAACGTATCCCTAGACCAATGCTACAGATACTTATGCAAATGGAGCCAGGAGACAGCGTGTTGTTAAAAAAATCAAGCGCTGACTACCTAACACTCTTAGGTCGTCAGCGCGACCGCGAAATGACGACACGCAGCGAAGGCGATAGGAAGCGCGTCTGGTATGTAGGTCGAAAGTAAAATGAAATGCTGCAAGTGTAGATCAAAAGCGGATGTAAGCTTCAAGTCACTATTATGGTGCGCAAACTGCTGGTTAAAAGTTTACGCCAGCAAAACACAAAAGGTCAGCTAATATGAATTGGCTTACCAAAATTTTGACCTGGTTGGGGCTGCGTTATCAGCCCTACGAGCCAGAAAAAAAACCACGCAAACCATCAGCGCGACGCGAAAAAAAGCACTACGGCGCGCATTACTACCTGTCCGACTTGCTGGACAATATTGATGAAGCTTTCACCTCAATGAATGGTCTTAAGAAAGCCGACAAGCACTTGTATAAAATCTTTAGCAAAATTGCCTGCCATGTGTCTGACAAAAATCTCGTCGTGCGAAATACTGACGACAACCACTGGAAGATCGACGTCAACGACATCCCGGCATTAGGCAGCGCTTATATGGGAACCGCTCAAAAAAACCGGGAGATCGAAGAAGACAACGAAGATAAACTGTATCCCACTATGGTTTTTTTTCGGCGCATTAAACGACCGTTCAACGTCCAACCCACCAACAACATCACGCTTGAATGCGGCTTTGTTTTCAACAGCGAGCGCGACCAGCTTTCGATGACAGACATTTTCCACGTCGAGGTTTACGAAGACGGCTCTGTGCAACCACTCAAAACACTGATGCAAGAACCCGTGCGCCTCAAGACCAATAAACACGATAAGCGTGGTCCGTATTTTGTACGTACACGCTGGAAATACCCGGAAATGCTGGAGCAACACTGCATAGAAGCGAAAATAAGCATGAGCGAGTATGTTAGTTTCGTACTCTGGGGTGCCGTGAATATGTGCGTCGCCTCTGATCAAGGCGTCCAAGTGCGTGTAAGTAAAGGCAATCGACGCATTACCTTCGCAGTTGACATGCTTAGAACACCATATTTTTTCAATGACCGCGACAAGGTCGTAAATGAAAACGGACAGACAAAGCGCATATTTCACATTGTCAGAGCTCATGAGCGTACAATGGCAGGTGGCGAAAAGAAAATTATCAGAAGCCACACAAAAGGGCTGCGAAAGTTTAAATGGAACGGATATAGCGTTAACATCTTACTGCCCGGCAAACATATTAACTCTATTAATGAGTGGACCACAGACGGTATTCCTTACGTTGATATTGAATCTGCTCCAGAAGGTTTAGTTTGCCAAACCGAGCTTTCCAAAAAATTAAGCAAAATACTGGACCACGCATGACAGACTTTCCACAACCATACTGGAGCGAGTGGTCTGATCAGATCATAACCAAATACTCGCTGCGCGAAGGCCCAAAAGGCGAGTGGCACGGCGCGTGTCCAAGTTGTGGACATAACGATTGGCCAAGCACCCGCTTTTGGATCTCAGAGCATCAAGGGCTCGTTAAAGTTTTCTGCAGACAATGCAACGATTTCAAATCAATCACTGCAGAAATGGCACACGACGGTGTTTGGCCAATCATGACGAAACAGTATGAGTACAGACCAAAGCCCAGCGTGAGCGATTTTGCTAACGTAGTAAAGCTCGATACGACCGCTAAAGACTACATACAAGCAAAAGGTATCGAGCTTATCAATGCGTCAATGGAAGGAAACACAGTCGTTGTGCCGCTCTACAATTACGAAGGGAAGGTCGTAGGCGAGCAGAGAATCCAGCCCTGCGGTAGCAAGAAGTTTAACACCGGCCTCAAAAAAGACGACGCATTCGGCGTCATAGGCCAGCTCAAACCCGGGCCAGTTTGGGTCACAGAGGGATATGCTACTGGCGTTAGTGTGCACCTAGCAACTAAAGAAACGGTCGTATTTGCATTAGACGCAGGCACTCTGCCAAAAGTTTGTAATAAAATAAATTGTACATGGCCTGACATAGATTTGCGCGTGGCAGGCGATAACGACAAACCAGGCATTGCAGCCGCACACGCCGCAAAACAGCCTTACAGCCTGCCACCGGTTGATAATTGGGATTGGAACGACTTACACCTAGCAAATGGGCTAGATGCAGTCAGGGAGGGCTTACAGAGGCTGCAGGACGCATACACAGAGCCAGAACGCCCTGCCCTCTTTACGCACATAGACCAGCTAAAGATCCGCAAGCCAGAGTGGCTCATTGAAGGGCTGCTGGAACAAGACACGCTCGCCATGTGTTTTGGCTCATCAGGAAGCGGCAAGACGTTTCTGGTGCTCGATTTAGCGCTCTGCGTGGCTACAGGGCGCGCGTGGAACGGATATGCAACAAAGAAAAGGCCCGTGTTTTACCTAGCTGGCGAAGGTGGCAACGGACTTGCCCGGCGTATCGCTGCATGGAAAAAGCACAACAGCGTCGGCGTAGGCGAAGCAGAGTTCTACAAAAGCAATCGCGCGGTCGTGCTTAGTGACCCAGAGCAGGTCAAGCATATGGTCGAGCAAATAGACGCCATGATCGAAGCCAAAGGCGTGCCAGGTATGCTTGTAGTTGACACACTCGCGCGGTCGCTTGGTGCATCAGAGGAAAGCAGTGGCACCGACATGAACCTGCTCATAGGCGAGCTGGACGGGCTGCGTGAGCGGTATAAGGACATGGTCGTGCTACTGGTGCACCACACAGGACACGCAAACAAAGAGCGCGGCAGAGGCGCGTCAAACATAACAGCAGCGCTAGACCATGAATTCCGCGTCGAGCAATGGGGCGAAGACGAGTTGGCAAAGGTGATCGTAACATGGACCAAGATGAAGGAAGATGCGTTCCCGCCGCAAATGGCATTCCTGAAGCTGCCAGTGGAGCTGATGACGCCAGAGCTGGAAGAGGTCAGTAGCATCGTCCTGCAGAAGACAGAGGACGTGCCAAAAGGCGATCCTGAAGGCAGCATGAACAAGTCACAACGCGCAGTGATGGAGCTGTTTGAGAGCATGCAAGAGCATGGCGAAGTGAATAGAGCAGAGCTCAGAGATGCGTACATCAGCAGGCATGGAACGGGCGAAAAGTACAACGACCGGAAGCGATTTAACCACAACATCAGGAAGCTAATTGAAGAGGAAATGTTACAGCAAAATGATGAGGTATTAAGCCGTGCAGAATGACACTGGCAGACCGGCATATTGCGGCATATGCCGGCATAATATGCCGGGGGCCGTATCCCGTGGCAGTGGCATATCCACGGACATATCCCCCTTTAGGGGGATATGCCGCGTATGCCATGCCGGACGGGGCCGATTTTTAGCCGATTATTCTCAGCTTGCAGAAAAAGAGTTTTATGCCGCTTTGAGGGCGTATAACTCATTGCAGGAACTCGATGGACTTGCGAACCGACGCAGACATTTGCGAGCACCTCATCTGGCACGGTGGAGCGCTGTTCAACGCGAGATGATATTGCAAAGGAAGTGGGAGCTCGAACATGACAGAGGATGAAATGCGCGAGCGGATGCTGAGCATGCAGCGAGACGCTGCACGGTCAGGCCGTCAACGCAGAGCGCCCAAGGACAAAAAGAAAAAGCAATGGCTCGAACCGCTCAGCGAGTTCGAGCTGGAGCTGCTTGGGCTCATGCGTGAACGTTATGCATGGACGGCGCATGAACTGGCTGGAGCAATGGATGAGCCGTTCAAGGAGATGATGCAGAGATTGCTGCACTTGATTGATCGGCAGTACGTCGTCGTCGTGCACGACGGGCGGGGCTACGCAAGGTATCGAGCAAGGAGAAGAGATGAGCTACCAAGAGATATTGACAAAGCTGGAGAAGATACTGAAGGAGCGCGAGACAAGTTATGGGGGCGCGAGAGAAAGCCACGAAGGAATAGCACGAAGGTGGAACGCCGTGCTAAACCAGAAACTCTCTTCTGACATAACGGCTTACGATGTGGCTCGCATGATGGTGGAGCTAAAGCTTGCAAGGTTAGACAATGCAGGAGTGCACAAGGATAGCTTGATGGACGCTGCTAACTATCTGGTCATTGCCTTGAGATTAGGCGACAACGATGAGAGCAAGTAACATGTCAGACATGAGCTATTGTTCCGGCTCGTCTCTCTCAGTGCGCAGCGCCTCATTCCTCCCGGTGTTTGCGCGCCAACTAGGCGGCACTGTTCTTTTCTTACCTTTCTGGCAGTGTCGCCTTTCTTCATTTAAACCTATGTTTTACACACTAAGGAAGGGTCGCGCGCGCGCACGCGCGATCTGGTGGTGTAAGAGTCGTATAATCGTTATTATGTTAATTATCGCGTCCATATGTAGTATGCTTAATAGGCTCATGTACGATATGCTGAATCGCTACCATATATTGTGCTGGGGGAGTGCGTTTTTGACCCGGAATCGCGCCAGACCCCCCCGGCCCGGGCCTATACAACCCCCGTGCACGAGCAGGTCAACACACAGTAGGAGCTAAAAAATGGCAGGCCGACCCCAAAAACGTAAAATCCTTGCTGATCTGGAGAAGCTTGGCGGTCCTCAATACATTGCGGATCACATCATTGGCGGCGGGTCTATTTCTGGCAAGGCAAAGGAGCTGGGCTATGACCCCGGCACGTTTCTTCGTGTGCTTACGAAAGCACCTGAGTACAAGCGTGCGATTGATGATGTACGCGAGATTGCTGCTGAGTATCATGCTGAGGCTGGTTCTAACATTATGCGTGAATTGCGCGCTGAACGTGTGCAGGAGCGTGCAAATGCTGAGCCTGGTGATAAGTTATCTGAGATTAGTCAGATTGACGTGTCGATAGCGCGCGAAAGAGCTCAGCAGCATCGTTTTATTGCTGAGGCTTGGTCTAATCGGTACAACAAGCGGTCTGACACCAACATTACGTTGAATGTTGGTGATTTGTATTTAGACGCGCTTAAGAAGGCTAAGGACGTGACCCCTGCCGCGGAGGTTATTGAGCATGACGAGTGAAAATCCGTTTGACGAGTTTATTGCGCAGTACCGTGAGCGCCCTGCGCTTTTTGTGCAGGAGGTGTTGGGTTGTGAACCGTTTGATTATCAGGCTGAGTTTTTAAACGAGCTGGTGCGTCCTACGAGGCGTTTGAGCATACGTTCTGGTCATGGCACGGGTAAGACGTGTAGCTGCGCTTGGGCGATGATTTGGATTGTGCTGTTTCAGTTCCCGTGCAAGGTTATTGTGACTGCGCCGACGAGTGCGCAGCTTTTTGATGGGCTTTTTAACGAGGTTAAGAAGTGGATTAACGAGTTGCCCCCCCAGCTTCGTTCTTTGTTGAATGTGAAGTCTGATCGTGTGGAATTTATTCCTGCGCCGACTGATGCTTTTATCTCTGCGCGTACAGCACGCGCTGAGACGCCAGAAGCGCTTGCTGGAGTGCACAATGAGGCTGGCTACGTGTACATCATATGCGACGAGAGTTCTGGCATTTCGGAGGCTGTTTTTGAGGCTGCAGCGGGATCTATGAGTTCGACGAATTGCAAGACCATTTTGATTTCAAACCCCACCCGCGTATCCGGCACGTTTTACGAAAGCCAGACCCGTCAGTCTGACAAGTGGTGGACACGTAAGTGGTCGTGTCTCGACAGTCCTTTGGTAAGTGATGAGTTTGTTGAGGAGATGAAGCACAGGTATGGCCCTGAGAGTGCGGCTTATTCGATTCGCGTGCTTGGTGAGTTTGCGAAGGCCGACGTGGATACGATCATACCGTATGAACTTGTTGATGCTGCTATGAGCCGAGATATTGCGGTTGATGAGCATGGCACGACGATTTGGGCACTGGACCCTGCGCGTTTTGGTGACGCGCGTTCTGCATTGGTTAAGCGGACTGGCAATGTTGTTACTGAGGTGATGTATTGGCGCGGGTTGGATACGATGCAGACGATCGGTCGTGTGATGGCTGAGTTTGAGGCGCTTCCTGAGAGCGAGCAGCCAGCTGAGATTTTAATTGACGAGGTTGGCTTAGGTGGTCCGATTGTCGATCGCATGCGTCAATTGATTGGTGAGCGTGTGCGTGGTGTTAATGTTTCGGAGAGCCCGTCGAGTAAGGGCGTGTATAATAACTTGCGCAGTGAGCTGTGGTTTAAGGCGAAGGCTTGGTTTGAGAGCCGGTCTTGCAAGGTGCCGCGCAACGATGATTTGCTGGCTGATTTGACGGCTATTACGTATCAGTTTACTGCGTCTGGCAAGATGCAGGCTGAGACGAAAGATTCAATGCGCAAGCGTGGACTTCGCTCGCCAGATTTAGCGGATGCTTTATGCCTTTCCATGGCCTCGGATCAAATTACAATGCTGCGCGGTTCTATGAAGGGTTGGGATGGTCCTTTGCGCCGTAATCTTGCTGGCATTGCTTAGCGTCCCTCAAATTACGTGATTTGCCTTCTGCGTGTTAAAATTTTCGTGAGTTAACGAAGGAGGTGCCTCATGCCTATGGTTGGCGGTAAAAAGTATTCTTATTCTAAAAAGGGCATGGCGAAAGCTATGAAGGCTGCAAAGAAATCTGGTAAAAAAATGACCATGATGAAAAAGAAGAAGAAATAATGCCACACGGAAAAAAGCACGGGTTATACGAGAATATTCGTTTGAAGAAGGCTCGCATTAAGGCGGGTTCTAAGGAGCGTATGCGCAAGCCTGGCACTAAGGGCGCACCTACTGCGGCTCAGTTTCGGGCTGCGGCCAAGACTGCCAAAAAGAAGCCCAAGGCTAAAAAGCGTGGCAAAAAGTAAGCGCAAGAAGAGCGTTAAGTTATCGGTTGGGCGCGGTGAGAAGCTGCCAGCGTCGAAGGGCGCCGGCCTAACGGCTAAGGGCCGCGCGAAGTACAACCGCGCTACCGGGTCAAATCTGAAGGCTCCTGCGCCGAATCCTAAGAGTAAGAAGGCCAAGGCGCGTAAGAAATCGTTTTGCGCTCGATCGAGGGGATGGACTGGCGAGCGTGGCAAGGCAGCCCGACGTAGATGGAATTGTTAGATGTCGATTGAGTATTATATCCCGCCAAACCTGCGGCGTCCTTTAAGGCGCGCATATAATCTTGGTTATCAAATTTTAGACAACGTCATTGGCTTTGATGACGAGTATGAAACCTCCGGCGAGCGCCTTGGCACTGCTTTGCGTACAGACCCGGTAAATACTGCGTCAGAGTTTGGCAAAAGTGCTTATCAGGGCGCGCGCCAGGGTTTGATGGATTTTGCAAACTCTCCAACGCAATTTGCCAGTGATTTGCTGGATAACACGATTTCAAACATTGGCGATGCTGGGTCGCGGCTTAGCGTGTCTGAGATGACTCCATATTTGCCGGAGGGTGTATTAGAGAGCGCCGCTACGAACCAGCAGTTGCGGGATGCTTATGGAACGATGTTGGGTGATGTGACAACGATTGGCTCACTGGTGCCTGCTACCAGGGGCGCTGCGGCGTTGGGTGGGCTGGCAACGGACGCTGGTAGAGAAATTAACAAGCGCTTTGGTGCCGACATTGCCGGATTCGGTCGTGCGGTTGCGGCTGGTAATTTGGAGCAAATAGGTGAGATTTTTGGTCCGGCAGGTCAAACGAGTGACTTGAGCGCTGCGGTTGTGCAGTCATCTTTAGGCGGCGATATGTTGTCTATGGCGGCGCGTGCAAAACCTGCGCTGGCTCAAGTGCTTTCTGAAAAAGGCATAAACCCTGATGATATCGACGCATCGCCGATCGGCACGATTAACGATGCAATATCTGTGGCAGTTCAGCGCGGTTTGCTGGATGCGCGCACGGCTCAAGGTTATAGGCAGCGTTTTGCGGAAGCTGAGGAGCGCAAGCCCAAAACCGGGTATACGTCTAGCGGTATACCTTTGCTGTATGGTGGCGCATCGCCATTGCCTGGATCTGAGAAAAAGCTGCTGGAAGCGCTAGAAAAGGTGCCAGAGCTTGAAAACATTTTGCGCTTCCTTACTCCAGATGAAGCGTCAGCGGTCACCCCAGGGACCGCCCAGAAGCTTGAGGCGGCGTTTAGGTCAGTTGACCCAAACGATCTCATTGGTGCGGCTGTAGCGGGTAACCCTAAGCTTGGATGGTACAGAGAAAGTTCTAGGGCATTAGGCACAATCTTTGAGGATGACACAAAGCGGTTTGCTGCGTTATTAGCGGCTTTATCTCCGCAAACATCAGTAGAAATGAATTTGCGCAATGCGGTGGAAACCTGGGCGAATTGGACGAAGGCGGGGCGTCCAAAAGATCCAGTTGAAATACTGGAAATCATGGGTCGAAGCGTTCTGGGAGACAAGGGTAAAAAAAGTGTTCTTGATGCGTGGAAGAAGAACTCTATCAAGACCCTATCCAAGCCGGAGGGTACGCCAGACAGTGAGTTTCGATTAAGTGGTCCCAAGGTTGACAGTTTTGCGTTAAATTCAACGGGTGATCTTGTGCCTGTTACGAATGATGCTTGGATGGCTAACACGTCCGGTGTGCCGCAAGAGCTCTACGCGCGTAGTAGTAGAAGCAACCCAGACCCAGGATTTAGTCCCGGTTATTTAGGCACTACTGCACAAACGCGTGTTGCGGCTGATAAAATGACCAACATTTTAGGCACACGCATCATGCCTGCAGAGGTGCAGGAGACTGTATGGTCTTTTGGAAAAGCCTTGTACGAAGACATGAAAGCAGGTAAGGCTGACGGTGGCCCGTCTGCGTTGCAGATTTATAGAGAGGGCCTACTGACGCCGGAGCGCATTGCTGACACGCCTGATTTTGGCACTTTGCTTAGTCAGTTTAACTACGGAGAACCTTTAAGAGAGGTAGGTTATGGATCGCTCATCGATGAAGCAGCCCGGTCTGCTCAAGGCTTTGGAACCCGCGACATCAGCTTCGCCGCAGACCGCGCAGGAGCCGAAAATGTTGCAAGACGGCTCGACACCCTTTACCAGCACCGACAGTTCGTATCTGCGGCAGCACCTTTCAGATATGGATCTAATGATCTTGGAAGAGCAAATGCAGGGAAAAGTGAATTTCTCGCATCTTACGGAAAGCGAAGTGGTGGACTTGTTCCTTTAAGTTTTGGCGGCGTTGGCGGTATAATTAAGCCTACCCCAGCATTTACCGACTTTATTACAAGGCAAGGCTTAACGCCCACTGACTTTGTAAAGCTTGGAAATGACACAGATAGCCGTAGAGCCTTTGTTGCTAAGATGACCGAGGCCCAGGATTCTCGCGGTCCTATGGGTAAATCTGTCACGATTAATTCTGCGAACCAGTACAAAGGCTATAAGCTATTTACAACGCCTGACGGTGAGGGCGGTTTTGCAATATCA